AGCATCTACCGTTCCGGCATACCCATGAGCGCGATTGTAGATTTTCTCTTCAGCAGACAACCAGTTTATCTCATGCAACTTAACCCATTCTCTGAACGCATTGATAGCGTTCTCAGCCTCTGTCCATTTGGTAGGCATCTCAGGTATCTCACCACGACCTAACTTCCATAGGATGGCAGCCTCACACCACTTATGGACGGCCATGCCTATATTGATAGCGGACCCTGAAGTAGTACGGTACGCACCCCGGATGCCTTTCGCCATATCCTCATGCTTGAGGGCGGGTGTCTTACCAAGAGTCTGCTGATAGTTCTGGATGTAGAACTTAGCACCTTCATTGGCAGCCCAAGGAACAAGAGCAGGTTTTGCTATGTTATCGAGGATCGTGGTACAGGCTGGTACATATTCACCGTCGATAGAATACCAATGTTTCTTTGGGTTAAATTCAAGAATAACCTTACTACCATCATGGTATTCTATAAGTGAACCTTCTAGGTCAGCCATTACAAGTTCTCTCCATTACTAAGATCATCTTTATGGATAGTGTTTAGTTATGGAGGCTGTATGTGCTGCTCCATACTCTCCAAACTGGAACCTAGTTGAATAAGAACAGCCAACTAGCATCCCGACTATAAGTAACACAATTATAGATTTCATTTCTTCTGCCTCCTCTTCAGGTGCCTCAGTTGGTCATCCTTAGACTCATGGACAGCAGTAGCTAGTACATGTGACATTGCCATGGCGGTTGGAATGTTCATCATGTAAGTTGTGCCGTTTAGATAAAACCCTACCTTATCCAAGTTCCTGCCCTCGACTGTCGCTTGAAACCCCCTCACGCTTTGTTCTTTCATTAGAACGGGATGTCAGGCTCTTCCGTGGGCCTCGATCCATTGTCCTGCGGATCGGAGAACTTGAGTTTAAGATACGTCTTGCCATTCTTACTGGTGTTGTTCCAAAGAGCAACACGGACTTCCTTACCGTTTACCAGTCCCTTCCCCGAGTAGGAAGGAGACTTCTCACTCTTCTTTTCCTGCTGCCACAGGGTTACCTCGTTGTCCTTCTGGTCATATTCCATCTTTTTGTCCTCGCGTCTGCGCTGATTAAGTGTCTCTTCGTTTGCCCACATTTGGGCGTTGTCGTAGTCCTGCATCCACTCTTCTACATCTGTAGGAGACATCAGAACCCCGCTGGTTTTCGATTGTTTGCGGACATCGTTTGCCATACCGATATAGTAGCCTCCGCTGCTGTGTACTTGTGCCTCAGAGCAACCTCTTCTTCCCGGGCTGCCCTAAGACCATCAAGTAACTTCTTGTAATCGGGGTGGGCATAAGCCCACGCTTCCTTAGCCCCTACTGTATCCTCCGGAGCCTGTTGAAATAAAACTGAGAACTTAACCTTCTTAAATTCTTCTATAAACTTACAGTTGGCGACAGCCTGAGCATGGACTGATGCGTTGTCTCGCATCCAGTCTCTAGCCTTCTCTGCTGATTGTTCGTCAATCATAGTATGAATGTTTCATAAGGTTTGTATTCTATAGATATTACGCCGTGTTGGGTAGCCTTGTCAAGAGTCTGCATGATAAAGAGGTGTTGCCAGTCTAGGACATCCACATCCCCATTGTGTACCTTGGTATGGCATTCATGGCAGAGAGGCATGGCAAATATATCAGAGGCTTTGACTCCGGCTCCCCCTGATAATGGGGACCACCTCCCTTTGAGATGATGGGGCACCACTGTACCATCCTTCAGTTGACAGTTAGCACAAGGCATCTCACTGATGAACTTCAGGTAGTCCTTGTTCTCCCATCTCTGGTGTTTCATATCTCACATACTCCTGCCACACAGGCCAGTTCCTGACTGGCTATGGTGTTGTCTATGTTTTCTTCAAATTTGAAGTCTATTTCTTTTGGCATGGATTTGAGTATATTAGTATATTCTAATTTACTAATATCCTGATATGGTGCCTGTTCATATATATGGTCATCGTCAGCAGAAGGTAAGAATGATATTCCGTTAAGTATATCAAAGTTCTTCCAAACCCACATACCAACGTCAGGCCACTCATGCTCCTCTACATAGCAGGTCATACTTGGCTTGTGTTCGCACCAATGCAGTGCAAACTTTTTCCACATATCTAATTGGTCTATAGCCCCTACCTTTTTCCTAGTGATGCCTTCAGACTTCATGGGGAAGTAGAACACCCATGCCTCTGGATTGTTCTTGTCCTCTTCGTATGGGACTCCTGAATCAATCATCACTTGGGCCAGTGGGTCCTTCTTGTCATTCCTGACAGCCCTTTTATAGTAATCATTATACGACGGATGAATACCCGAACTACAGTCCGCTAACTGGCTCACCGTTCCCGATGGTTTAACACAGGTGATGGCAGTAGAAGCAGGGATACCTAGTTTCTTGGCCCACTTCTTGTTGATCTTGATTGCATGATCTCTGAGTTCTTCTAGGACTTCCCCCTTGCATTTAAGCAGGAAGGGGCAATCATAGATGCCAGTGATACTGACCCCTAGTAGGCGCTCCTCGTCACAGTTCTTCTTCCAGACGTTCCTGAGATACCTGAAGTCAGTTAGTGTGGACTGGATAGTCCCTAGTATCGTAGCGTACTCAATCTTTTCCTTCAGGCTGACTATGTTATCTGCTGGTCTGGCTACTACTTCGGTCAGGTTACAGAATTGCCCGGGTCGTAAGACAATTTCTGAACATGGGTTAGTACCGAATTCATGTTCTGAGTCTCTCCGTTCGGGTAGCATACTCTGACACGCCTTACGGTTGAAGACCCCACGCTCTCCTGACCTACTTTCGTAAATAGCAAGCCATTCACGCATGAATGCGCCCACATCAGGCTTCTCGGTAAAGCATATTGAGTTATTAGCCAACTGTCTCTGTTTGTTCTCCGGTTGCCACTGTCCACTTTTCGCATTTCTCATCCTCTCGTCTGAATGGTTGGACAAACTAATGAGAGCCGTTCTGCGTACCCCTCCTACAAGTACCGCCTCTCCCTGATGGCAAATTAAGTCATGCACTTCTAGGGAAGTGAGCCTTCTGCCCACGGCTCCCTTGAATATGCGGATAAAGTGGTGGCACATCCTCTCGAAAGGCTCGGGTCCAGAAGCCCTCCCGCCGAAGGTCTTGAGTGGCGCCCCAGCAGGACGCACACCCGAGGTGTCTATCTTGGGTACCTGACCTGCGTAGAGCAGGTGTACAAGTTCCCGTAAAGCCTTAGCCCAGCCCAATTTTGAGTCTCTGACAATGATTGTGGTATCTGTGTCATAGAACTCTTCAGCGATCTCTGGGAGTTTAGCAATGTACTGTCGCTCCACAGAGAAGCCTAGACCAGTCCCACAAAGCATGATGTAAAGCGCCTCATCGAACGAACGTATGTGGTCTATAGCCATATAGGCACAGTTGTAACCTGCAACGTGGTCGCGCTCTAATGCCCTTCCACTGGTCATCATGGCCCGCATCGAGGGAAGGACACTCTTGAATTTAATATGGTCGAATAGGAAATCTAGGTTCTCCCCTGTGTATTCTGAGAAGAACTGGATGTAACGCTCCACTGTCTCCGGCCAACTCTCCCGTCTTTTTTCCTCGGGGAGATACCGTGCATAGCGGGATATTGCGATGTAATCTGTGTATATCAATCTGTGCCTCCGTAGTTGAATATATCTTCTTCCTTGACTGCTTCTCCAAGAATATCCAACAGGTCTTCAAGGCGCATAAGGACTAACATTTCTCTTCCGTGCTTCTCTCCTAAAACCACCACTGGAACCTTGTCTTCCCCCGATCCAGAGACTGCTTGCCACATGGCATCCTTCAGGAACTTTGAAATCTTGTTACGATACTTACATTCAATCCCTAGCAAGGGATGGTCTATATCTAAAGGGGTCCGTCTATCAGCCACAGGGATGCGTTCACCGCCCACTGCCTTGGCTACCCTTCTCTCAAAGGCTTTCCACGCCTTATCCATGTTCTGGTAAGTGCAAAGTATAAGTTTCCAATGGTTCCATGTTATCCCTTATCGCTCTAGCCTTTTGTTTCTGATGTTCTGAATTAGGATCAAGCAACCCATCCAATTTCCTAACGGGGTACTTGAATCCCTCCATATGACATTTTCTGCCGGAGTTAATAGCATACAGGTAAGCCCGGGAGATTTCAAACTCAGTATAGATTTCTTCCATAGACCGCTCATTGGCTAGTAGTTCTACGATAATCTCATCCGTCGAGTTCTTCATCGTCTATGTTGATCTTACGAGGTTCTTGGTCGTGAGTCAGCAGGTTTAGGGATTCAAGGTGCATCCACAGGTTGAACTCACACTCAGCCATGTCCCAATGTCTGGCCTTGGAGATGGAAATGTAAGCATCAGGGTCCTCTGAATTATCATTGTAGAACCTGCCCAATAGTAATACGTTGTCAACTCGGTCTGTCAGTTCCCCGGCTCCCCTCACAGAGAAGCGGTCTATCTTGTCCTTGATGCTCATGGACTTCCTTGCATGGCAGACCAGAATGATATGGCAGTCGAGTTCCCGGCAAGCATCTGCAATCCGACACACCACCTTCTTCTGAGCGTTGTAATCATCAGTAGAAATACCTTCTATGGTCATCAGTGAGTCAACCAAGATCAGCCGGGTATTGAAGTTATCCAGAGAGTAACTGATAACTGCCATGAGGGTGTTCAAG